GGATCGTGACTCCCTGGACGAGCCTGGGGTCGCTGATTATCACCGAAGGGCTGGTCACTTCGCCCCCGTCTCCTTCATGAAGGCGTCCTGGACCGCCTTGACGATCTCGTCGAGGTACCTCCTGAACTTATGGAGGTCCTCCTCGTCCACGAAGTTGGGGATCTCCGCCGAGATCCTCCTGGCGCTCTCCTCGACGGTGTGGGCCCGCCACCCGAGCCGCTCCGACGCCATCCTCCTGGCCTCGATCTCGGAGATCCTCCGCGTGTCGCTCATACCGGGCACACCCTCTGGGGCCTGGCCCCTCCGACGAAGCTGAACGTGAAGACGCCCTTGGTCATGACCTCCAGCGGCTTCATCGGCACGTTGGCGACCTTCGGGCTGGTAGTGAACTGGCACTTCTCGCCCACCACCAGGGTCCCGCTCGTGCACTCCATCTTGAACGACACCTCCCCGCCGTTGGTCGTGTAGCCCACCCCTACCGTCCCGGGGTTCTGGGGCCCGCTGACCGACCCCACCACGGAGAAGGTCGTCGGGGAGGTCGCGGTCACCGTCCACCCCTCGTTCTTGGCGGAGGGCCCGACCACGAAGTTCGTCAGCCCGCAGTCCGACGTCCATGGCGAGCATACGGGCACCGGCCTCCGGGTCAGCTCCGTCAGGTCGACGTGGTCCACCCCGGAGATGGACTCCAGGAGGTGGTAGAAGTCGGACAGGTAGAGGGACTGCCCGAACCCGACGTACTCGCTCCCCAGGTCGAAGAAGGCGGAGAGGGAGTCCTCCACGTCCTGCGCCCCCTGCTCCGTGGAGAAGTTCCCGGCCATGTAGATCGTACCGGCCCCGTCCACCGGCTGGTAGGTCGGGTCCACGATCTCCAGGCACGTCCCTATCATCTTCCGGGCCTCGAGGTAGTCCGCGAGGTCGGACTTGAGCTGGGACGACGGCGTCCCCCCTCCGGTGGGGGCGATGATGAGCCTGACGAGGCAGCAGCACCCCGTCGACACGTCCACGGGGTAGGCCCCGACCACGACGGACGCCCTGGCGACGCCGGGAAAGGCCTCCGCCAGCGTCTTGAAGTCGAGGGCCGTCACCGCCCTGTTGAGGGCCAGGAGGCTCTGGGGCCCGAGGACCTTCGCCTCCTCGATGGTCATGGCGTCCTCGCCGCCGCTCGCGGCCAGGTCGTTCGTGACCGCCAGGCTGACCGGCACCGCGTTGTAGGTGGGCACGTCGTTCACCGTGACGATCGTCCCCTCCGGCACGTTCCCCCGCAGCCCCCCTCCCACCCGGTACTCGGACTCGATGATCGCCCCGTTGTCCGGGATCTTCCCCTGGGCGTTGTCCCCGAACAGGACCGTGATCTTGTCGTTCTCGTCCCGGATGGTCGTGAACACCTTGTCGTCCGGCCCGGCGTAGGCGAACGACTCCACCTCGGACCACGCCTCCGGCCCGACCCCCTCGTCGATCGCGATGGCGAGGCTCCCGTCGATGACGGGCGACCCGGAGACATCGAACCTCTGGCGGGCGATCCCGAGGCTCACCCCGAGGGTCTCCGTCCTGGTCCGGCCCTCCACCGCGGGCGCCGTCACCTCCAGGTCCCCGGCGGGGATCACCGCGTCCGCCGACGTCTCGAAGTAGATCGGGCCGTCCGTCGCGTCCGCCGTGGTCTGGCTCTCCGTCCCCTTCGGGATCAGGAGGTCGCCGGGGAGCGCGTTCGCCATGTGGAACCGGACGTCCACCGAGGCCGGGGCCGCGCTGTTCAGGGTGAAGTTGATGAGCTGGAGGAGGTTGATGACGCTCCTCCTCGTGATCGCCGTGGGCAGGAACGCCTCGTTCGCCGTGCGGTCCAGGTAGAAGTGGAGGCAGTCGGACACCATGGCCACGAGCCTCTGGAGGACGATCCCGAAGTCGGAGAGGTTGTTGTCCGTCCACTCCGGGGCCATGAACGGGATCGCCCGCACCATGTCCTGCGCGATCGCCTCGAAGTCGCGGGAGGTGTAGTCGATCGGGGGGATCCTGTTCGTGACCTTGCTGATCGTGGTCAAGGGACGCCTCCTACACGTTTATCTGCCCGGTCACGCGCATTTCTTCCGAAATATACAGAGGATAGACGAGGTTCCCCTCCTTCTGGGTGGAGATGATCTTGTAGTACACCGTCACGTCGATGACCCCATCCTTCACCCGGTCGGCGTTCACGTCCACTCCCAGGACGTCCACCCTCTTCTCCCAGGTCTGGATCGCCGAGGTGACCGCGAACCGCACCCTGGCGATGGAAACCTCGTCGATGGGCATGAAGAGGATCCCCCGGAGGTCGGACCCGAAGTCCCGGTCGACCACCCGGCTTCCGACCCTCGTCCCGAGGATCTGCCGGATCGCCATCCCGATCTTCTCGGTAGAGGACGCGTCCGAGACCCCCACGAGCCTGCTCACCCTGCCGACGGTGGTGAACCGGAAGGGGAAGCCCCACCCGCGCCCGATGATGTCCGTCGTCCTCCTCACGCCCCCCTCGCCTCCTGCGGCGCCGACGCCCGCTCGGCCTTGGCCTCGCCCATCTCGACGCTAAGCGAGGAGACGAGGACCTGGAGCTGGGCCAGGAGCTCCCGCTTCCGCTCCGTGTCGTACTTCTTGTCCAGCTTCTCCGACGGGCGGAGGTCCGCCACCTCGATCTTGAGCTGGCTCTTCCACAGGATCAGGATGGACCGGAGGAGGGTGGCCTCCATGTTGCCGGGGTTCGCCCTGATGTGGGCGTCGAGGTGCGTCAGGATGACCTCGATGTTCTCGACCTTCTGCCCGAGGGCGTCCCTCCTCCGGTTCACGGCGTCGATCTCCCTGGTGAGGGACGCCAGGAAGTTGCGGAGGCTGTCCATCCTCTCCGCGGACGCGCTGTCCTGGAGGTCCTGGACCACCCTGACCATCGAGTCCCACTGCGAGGACGTCAGGCCCTGGAAGAAGTCGTAGATGCCGGACATCGGAACCTCCGATCAGTCGCTCTCGGTGTTCGGGACGCACGGCCCCGGGATTATCTGCGCCCCTCAGCCCGCCGTGTCGCCCACCCTCAGCACTCCCAGCCCCTCTATCGCCGCCACCAGCGACCCCGCCGGGAAGGGGTTCGGCGGCACCCAGACCAGGCCGTGGTAGTGCCCGGCCACCATGTCCGTCGCCTTCGCCATGACCCCGCAGTCACACGCCACGTGCGGCGTCGGGAGGGGGCCCGTTATCACCGGGGCCCCGTGGCTGGTCGGCGACCCCAGGAACGCCACCTTCGGCACTGTCCGCCTCCTCTATGACCCCCTTGAGGAAGGCCGCGTTGGCGACCTGCCCCTCGACCTCCCTCAGGATGCGCTCCGACCCCGAGATCATCGTCGGGAGCTTCTCCAGGGCCTGGACTACCTCCCCGCGCTCCGCCAGGAGGGCGTTGCGCCGCTCCTCCATCATACGGCGGAACTCCTTTGGCTCGCCAGAGTCGGGGAGCCGCTCCATGAGGGACACGATGCACCCGACCTCCGAGTCGATGGCCGCGATGCGGGCCCCCTGCCTCCTCTGGAGGGACCTCGACGCCTCGACCGTCAGCCTGTACGCCCTCACCCTGGACGGGTCGAGGTCGGAGAGGACAGTGAGCGCGATCCTCCGCAGGCAGGCGCGGGCCTCCCTGTCGGCCACGACCGCCCTCCACTCCTGGGCGTTAGAGATCGGCGACACCGGCATGGTAATCCTCCTACGGGGCCGGGGGCGTCGGGGGGCACGTGAAGTCGGGCGGGGTGACCGGGCACCCCGGGGGCTGGACCGGCTGCGGGGGCTGGGGCTGGACCGGCGGGACCGGAGGCGCCCCCGTCGGGGTCCCCTTCGAGTGGGCGATCGCGCTGGCGACGTCGCTGATGTTGCCCGCCGCGATGCGGTCGTAGTTCCCGAACACGTTGGTCTGGAGGTTCCCGACGACCCACTGCGTCCAGTTCCCGACCACGACGTCCACCCGGTCCCCGATGGTCCAGTGCTTCAGCCCCCCCTGGTCCACCCTCTGCTCCTCCCCCACGACGAACCCGTCGAGCCCCGCCTGGTTCACCCTCTGCTCCTTGCCCGTGACGAACGTGTCACGCAGGCCCCCGACCTCCCGCGTCTCGTTCGCCTTGACCCTCAGCCACCGGTCCTTCCCGACGCGGACCGTCTCGTCCCCCTCGACCAGGGCGTGGCGACCCCCCTTCACGTGGTGCCGGTCGTCCGCCTCCACGAGGACGTAGGACTTCCCGGCCACCCTGACCGAGAGCTCGCCCCCGGAGTCGATCTCGACCCACGACTTCGACGGGCCGTGCCAGATGTGGATCCTGCCCCTCCCCGGCGTGTCGTCGATCTCGACCGTGATCCCGTTGTTCTTCGTCTTGAGGACCTTGTTGCACGGGTACTGCGGCGGCCCCTTCGCCCGCAGGGGCGAGATGGGCTGGCATTGGTCCTCGTTGGTCGCGCTCCTGAACTGGTCGATTCCCTTCGGGGCCGAGGTGCTCGGGTCTGTCTTCCAGCACGTCTGCCCGTCGGCCCTCGCCAGGGCCGGGGTCTCCGGCGGCATCCCCTTCCTCTGCCCCCACCAGGTACCCGTGAAGAGGGGCCGGTTCACGTCCCCGCTCTCGAACTCGACGAACACCGCCGCGCCGACGTCCGGCGGGGCGAAGACCCCGCAGTCCAGGTCGCCCCCGAACGGCCCCCCCTTGTAGGCCGCCCAGTCCGTCGTCATCTCCAGCCCCAGGACCTCGTGGCACCTGCACTTCACCCGCCCGAGGCGCAGGGGGTCGAGGTTGTCCGCGACCGTGCCACGGTAGCATCCGTAATATCGCCGCTCGGAGAACGGCATCGAGTTACCCTGTAGCGGCTCCACCATCCCCCTTCCTCTCCTCCGGCTTCGCCTCGACCTCCTCGTGCCTCCAGGTCCGCATGAAGAGGGTGAAAGGCACCCGCCCCAGATGCCTCGACACGACCTCGTGCCACAGATTCGACGCCCGGTGGATCAAAAATCCCCACAGGACCGGCTCGAACCACCCCATCCACCCGAAGACCCCCATGACCTGGAGCAGGTAGGCCGCTCCGACTGCCATCCAAACCGACATGCAGTAGGGGCAACGCACGAACACACCGATCTTGCGGGGCTTATCTCCCCTCCCGGCGAGCCATGCTCTGAGGGGCTCGAAAATCTCCCCCTCGGCGCAGATCTCAACGACCGCCTCTACGAGCACAATCGCTATCGGCAACTTCCAGAGGACATCTTCCATTTCCTATCGAGCCCCCACTCCCCATCCTTCGGAGACAGCATCTCTTGGATCTTCTCTGCCCCCCGACCGCCGTACCGTATTCTCCAGTACCTACCCTTTTCGCAGAAGAAGCTCCCTCCGGCAACCCGCGCCCCGAGCCACTCCCTCATCTGCCTTGCGAAGACCTCCGAGGCCGAGACGAACCCGAACATCAGAGACCCGTTCCTCTTGTCGATCCCGAACGACCCGTCCCCATCTATGAGCCCCCGAACGAAAGAAATCTCCAGGCCCTCCGGCAACCCCTTCGGCCATTCGACCGTGAAGGATTTCCTGCCCGTGAGTCCCCTATCCTTGAACCAGGAAACGACCGTCAAAAGGCTGAATCGAATCGTCCAGATCCACTCCTTTCGATTCCTGTGCTGCGAGACCTTGGCCCCCGTGGCTTCCCCGATCTTCCCAAGGAGTTCCGACTCCTTCATCGAGAGGATCACCTGTTCCCCCCGAGTAGTCTTCCCGAGGCATCCGTCTGTCCAGATGATTCCGAGAAGATATGCGAGGTTGGGACTCCACTCCTTGAAGAACTCGACGTTGATCTCCGTGTCCCTCAACCGGGCGAGGACGCTTGCCGCGCTTCTCGTCCTGGAGATCCTGAGCCACCTCGCGTACTTGCTCGCGGCACTGTGCCCCACCCCCAGCATCTCGGCTATCTTGTAGGAGGAGTGCCCCTCCCTGTAGAGGTCCGCGATCCTGGCCGCAGTGCTTTCGCTGATCTTCTTCATGTCCCCATAATACTACTGTTTGGCAATAACCGCAAGGACTTTTTTGGCAGTAGCCACACCGGGCGAAAATCCCCAGTTTCCGGGGCTTTTCTCCCCTGCCCGCCAGCCATGCCCGGACGCCCTCGAACACTTCCGCCGTGGACGTGATCTCCACCACGGCCTCGACGAGGGCGACGGCGACGACGAACCTCAGGACCACCTACCCCCCCTTCCCGCATCCGGGGCACCACGAGACGTCGTAGTACCGCCGGAGGCGCCCGCTCCACACGTGCTTCAGCGCGAGCCGCGCCCCGCACCTCTTGCAGACGACTGTCTTGGTCGGCTGGATGGTCGCGGAGAACCCCGGCGACCCGGCGGGCGGCCTGGGCGGGGCGGGCGGCGTCATCGGCATGGCGACCGGCCGCACGGCGATCTCCCTGACGGCGTGCCCCCTCGGCACCGGGCTCGCCTCCACCCTCGACTTCCTTCCGCAGCACCCCACCCCACACCTCCTACAGCGCCACGGTCCCGGCGCTCTGCGGCTCCACCGGCGTCCCCGAGGCCGCCGACAGCGGCCCGGCGCCGCACCTCACGACGTCGAACCTGAC